ATCCGGTTGAAACCGTAGTCTTTATGCTCGAAAGCTTGCTTGAAATGGTGCTCCAAGCATTGGTGAAGCCCTCAGATACACTACGCTTTATCGCGGAGACCTTTTCGACTACTGCATCTTTAGCCGCCGTGAATTTCTCTGAAATAGCGTCCTTTATTCGTGTAGCCGCATTCGTTATCGTGCTTGTAACCGCGTTCCATGCTGTTGAACAAGCGGACTTGATGCCATTCCAAGCGTTCACACAAACTGACTTGATGTTTGACCAAGCGTTTGTGAAGAATGACTTGATACTCGACCAAGCGGCAGAAATGCCGTTCTTAAGACCCGCTATCAGATAGCCGCCCATCTCAGCCATGACCGTTGACGGAGAGTGTATACCAAACGCCGCCTTGAAGCCATTAATAAAGGGGTCAAAGATGTTCGTAACTATCCATGAGCCGATTGAAGCCAAGCCCTCAGTTATACCGAGCAGGACACCGTCCCAAATGTTACCGCCTGCCGCCTTGACTTGCTCCATGAAGTACTCGCTGACACCGTTCCAAGCCGCCTTAACGCCGTCCCAGAGCGTGAGGAAGAATGTACCAAGGAGTGATACCGCGCCGCCTACAGCACCGCCTAAGAGCTCGAATGCTTTTGTGATTAGTCCGCCCCAGTCTATACTGGTGAGCATTCCTACCAGACCGTTCAGCACACTGCTTGCGAGCTTGCCCCAGTCGAGTGTACCCACGAATCCTGTGATAAGGCTCAGAGCACCCGAGAGTATGTTGCTGAGCATGGAAGTCAGGCTCTTGATAACGCCTACCCAGTCAATGTTGTTAATGAACTTAGCTATGTTCTCGCCTATCTTCGACCAGTCGATTGACTTGAATGTTTCCGAAACGAAGTCGAAAGCGTTCTTCACCGCCGTTGACAGCGTTTCTCCGAGCATACCCCAGTCAACAGATGCGAAAGCGTTATTGACTGAATTGCCTATACCCTTAGCCAGAGCCTTGAAGTCGAAGTTATGCACAACAGAGTGCAGGAAGTTAAGTGCTGACTGGAACATAGAGCCGATTGTCTTGCCAAGCTTTTTCCAGTCCACGCCGTGTATGAAGCCGTTCACTCCGTCCATAAGGGACTTGCCGAGGTTAGCCCAGTTAACACCTGTGACAAGCTGATAGATCGTGTTGGTGATCGTGTTAACGCCCTTAGCGATCGTATCTCCAATTAACGTCCAGTTGATATTATCAACCAGAGAGTTAAAGGTAGTTGTCAGCCCATGCGTGAAAGCTGTAATCTTGGGTCCGATGTTATCCCAGTTGATAGCATCGTTGACTTTCTGCATTATTCCGTTTATCTTGCCTGCTACCGCCGCGCCTATGCCCTCGAAGTCACCGTTCTTGAACATATTCTTTATCTTATCGGCGATACTAGCAATTTTACTATCAATCGGAACCGTATCAAACATATCAGCGGGGCTTGTGCTGTCCGAACTGTTTGAGTTGTCCGAAGATGATGTATTGTTCAGTTCGTCAAAGCCTGCTACCGACTTACTAGCCTTGTCAGCCGCCTTTGACGTTTCTTTAAGTGATGCGGCATAGTCTTTCTGGACTGTGACCGCTTTCTTGAATGAAGTAGCACCTGTAAGGGCTGATACAAACATACCAAGCTTCGTGAAAGCATCGGAAAGTAAGTTAATGAACTTTGTGAGTATCGGTGCCACTACCGTGATGATCGGAGCGAAAGCAGATGCAAAACTGTTCTTAAGCTGCGCAAGTGCAGTCATCATCATTGACATTGAAGCGTTAAGCTCCGGGGAAACCTGTGCAAGGTTCTTTATACCGTCTATCGCTCCCGAGAACAGAGCAGATATGAACCTACGCTTAAGCATAGACTTGATACGAGTACCAAACGAGGTAAACACCTTTGTGAGCTTCTTCACCGCCGCCATAGAGCTATTCGATGATTTACCGAATGTCTTCATATGACTTGTAGCCGCCGCTATGCTCTTTCCTAAGAGCTTGAAAGTAGTCACGCCCACCTTAGCCATGCCTTTGAGTGTAGCTGACAGAATACGTGTTCTGCCGTTCGCACGAGATACCTTGTTCTCATACTCAGCTACTTGCTGTTCAAGAGCCTGCACCTGTGCTGATGCTTCCTGATACGCGGTCGTATCAGTACCGCTTACCGTGTCGGTTCCTGCCGTTTCCATAGCCGCTTTTGATGCTTCATACCGCTGTAACTGAGCCTCAGCCGCCGCGATTGCCGCTTCTGTACGTTTCCATTCCTCTGAGGTCTGGTCTGTACCGTGGGCAAGCATCTTTTCTTTTGCCGCTAGGAGCTCATTGAGCCGTGCTCTAGCCGCTTCAAGGTCTTGTATAAGGGTGTTATACTCTTCGGACGTTACACGCGCACTGCCGAGCGTTTCAAGCCGCTCACGCAAGTACTGTATCTGCCGTTGTACGTTTGAAACTTTGAACTCAAAGCTATCAACAGCACTTTCGCCGCCGCTCATAGCTTTCTTAGCCGCAGGAGCCAGTCCGTATATCTTGTTTTCAAGAGATTTGATGCTGTTACCGATAGAGTTGTATGTGCTGTCAAAAGCCTTTGTCTCGGTTTCAGCGTTCTTGATATCCTGCTTGACGTTCTGCCATGCCTGCTTATTCTCAGCGGCAAGTTTCCTAGTGCTTTCTCTCGCCGCTTCCGTTTCAGCTTTCGCCTTTGCAATAGCCGCAGTTTCTGCCGCTTTTGCCTTTTCTGTTTCTGCCTTTACTCTGATGATGTTGGTCTGCATACGCTGTAATGAGCTTTGCAGATCATCGAATCGAGATATCAGCAGTCTCAGTTCATCACTATCTTTTGCGTTAAATATCGTGCCGCCCTTGGACTTCACAGCCGCGCCGTAGATTTGTTCAATCTTGGAGCCGAGCTTGTCAAGCCCTGCCTCAGCCGTTGCCGCTTTGCCCTCGAACTTGGATATTTCGCGCGTGCCGCCGTCAGCGGCAGTTGAGTATGCCTGTGATACTTCCCCGAACTTGCTCTCTAAACCGTCAAGCATCTTCTGGATAGCTGAGATAGAGGATTCAAACTGTTTCTCGGGGATAGCTTCCGACCACTTATCAATCCACCCCTGAATACTCTCAGAACTGGACTGGAAAGCGTTTACTGATTCGCCCAGAGCCTTATCAATCATCGGTGCGCCCTCTTGTACAGCCTGCACACCCTGATTGACTGCGTTCTGTAGCGTGTCGCCTAATTCTTGAAACTTCTCTGTAGATGAGTCAATGGCATTCCTCATTCGTTCACTGCCTGCTTCAAATCCTTGCGTGTCAAGGTCTGTGCTGACAACTACCGAGCCGTCAGAGTAACCATCTGCCATTGATTAACACCTCATTTCTTTGTAAGCATACGTTTCAATCTTTCCTTGGCTTCCTTTTCTTCCTCAGATAGCTTAGGCTTTATCTCGCAGAGCTCTCGGTTTGCCGACCAGAATTCCTTTTCGGCTTTATCGAGAGGGGTCTTGCGGTTTTTCTTCTTCTGCCGCAGTCTTAGCACGCTGCCAAAGACACCGTCCGTTGATATCTCCATGAAGTAACCCATGAACGTCCACCAGTGCAGATACTTAATTGATCTGACCTCATATCCTGCTATCTTATTGATTGCAGGAAACAAGATGCTTTCGTCCTGCTCCCAGTCCATTGTACGTGCGTTACCGGGCTTTTTCTTGCCCTCAGGCATACCGCAGTCAATGAAGTTCAGAGCCGCTTTAAAAGCCGCCTCGTAGTCGCTCTCGGGCATTTCGTCAAAGCCCTCATAGAGAATACTTAAGCAGACGTATATCTTCTCTGCGTTGTCGATGTTCGGGTCATTGAATGCAACTATTATTTTCAGGATATCCAGAAAATGTGTGCGAATGTCCCATTCCTCGCCGTTGATAACTAAGCTTGTCGGCAGTTCACCGATCATGGTTAATCAGCCTTTCTATGCTTACCGGGTGCGCTCTTGTAGCCCTTTGTGTAGCCACTTATGCGCTTTTCAACTCCCTTAACGCTTCTCTGGAACTGGGCGGCAATAAACTTGCCTACGCTGTCAAGTGCGTTCTCGCAGTAGAACATACCGCTTTCAAGGGGAGAGAATGGGTGCATAGAGCCGAAGAAAGCTTCCGAAAGATTACCATTGAACAGATAGTCGCAGAGCTCATACAGCTTGGTTTCGGATTCCTTAAGAATCTGCATTTCATCGTCTGAGCCTGCTGTACCATCTGACTTGATATTGATGTTTTCAAGGGGCTTGAAAACGTCAGGCACCTTTTCGATGATCTCATTGTATCTGTCGATGATGCCTATATCGGTAGGTCTGAAATAGAACTTGCCTATCTCGACCCCGAGGTTATTTGTTATAGGTACAGCCCTCATACCATCGTCAACCGTGATATTGAGAGCCGCTGTGTTTGTAGTCTTTTCGATATTCATAATAATTAGCCTCCGATCAAATTAATTATTACTGATTACTGATAGCTACTGTGACAGGTATTAGGTACCTGAGGTAGGTGTGAATGTACCTGTACCGGGGTTGAAAGTACCCGCTACTCTGTTACCGAGGTTGTACACACTGAAAGGAATCTGAACACCGGAAGTGTCGCCGCCAATTGACTTGGGTATCAGTGCTACGTCCTCACGGTATGCCCATATAACGGTACCGTCAGAACCGTACAGTACATCGATCTTGGTAGTCTTGCAAGCCGCGCCTGTCTTACGCTCGTTAGCTATCTCTGCAAGCTTCTCCCAGAGTGCGGAGCCCTCTGTTGCATAGTAGGGGTCGATATCAGACTGAACCTCATAGCCCTTATGATCTATGGACTGTTCACCCTTGATATTCTTCTTAACCTCGATATCGGGGTTAAGTTCCTCGTTGTACTCTTCCAGATCGTCACCCAGTCTGACATAGGCGGGTGTCTCACCGTTGAAAGATTCATCGACATAATGCGCAAGGTATTTACGCTCTATCTTGTCTGCCATTAGAACCACTCCTTTAAACAATTACATGGTCAGCGAATGCTGTGTTATCATCAATCAGTATCGCGCCGTCAAGCGCATATACTGTGTTGATTGGTTTGAATTCGTTGGTGTCCGTATCAAACACACCTTTGACACGATTGCCGCGGCTGTAGATGCCGAAAGGAATCTGAATACCGCTAGTGTCACCGCCTACGGACGTAGGTATAACAGCAACGTCCTCACGATACGCCCATATGACGGACATATCTTCCGAGAAAAGCACGTCAATCTTTGTCGTGTTGCAGGCTTCACCCTTTTTTCTGCCGTTGGCTATGGCTGCAAGGTTAACGAACAATACACTGCCGTATTCGGCATAGTATGGGTCTACGTCACCCTCGGTATCATAACCGTTATGTTTGATATTCTGTTCACCTAAGATGTTCGTTTCGACTTCCACCTCAGCGTTGAGCTCGTCTTCGTACTCTTCGAGATCGTCACCGAGCCACACATAGGCTTTATCGCCGAACGTTTCATCAATGTAATGCGCAAGGTATTTGCGCTCGATCTTGTTATACATGGGCTATACCTCGCTTTGTTCTGTTGTTATTCATGCACCCGAGGTATCATATTCATACTTGTATCTCACAAGTATTGATACGAGCCAGTCTTCCACGCCGTCCTGATAGGCGGCATTCAGATGTGCGGGTGTACTTCTTGCTATTGATGTGATGATTCTGCCCTCGTCAAGTTCCGGGTACTCGTGCAGCTGAACTGTCTGACCGCTTACCACTATGGGCTGTCGCTCTAGCCATTTGCCGAGCGCATCAAGGAACTCTTTGATAGCAAGTTTCTGAGTTTCGGTCTTTGCCGCCGCCCTGTAAATGACATTGAACGGATAACCGCATTGTAGTATCACATGACCTGTGATACTTTCCTTGCGGGAGATAACCGCCGCGCCGCTTATAGGGAAGAAGCCCAAGCCCGATTTATCGTCAAGCGTTGAGAACTTGACTGATTTACCATTGAGGGCGGGAAACTCGTTAAGCAGTTCCATCAGTGCAGTACTGACTATCTCGGAGCCGCTAACGTCTATTGGTCTTTGTGCCATTATGAACCACCCTTTATAATTCTGTCGCACTCAGCCACCCATGTGGGCAAGTCCTTATCCTTTGCGGGTTGGAACCATTCAGCTTGTGCGTTTGGCTGTGAGTATGTGAGCCGCCTTTCCGTTGGTACAAGTGTAGCACCCTTGCGGAACCTTAGCCCGACCTCTACGCCGTTTCGGTCGTGTATCAGTGCAGGACCTTTGCCTGTCACCGAATCGACCATTACCCGACCCGCGTACTGGTACCGTCCATACGGACCCGGATATACAACTTTACGTCCGCCGTCTGTGACGTAGGAGCGTTGCTGTAAGCTTCCTGTAAGCAGAGGCATATATACCTTACTGCTTGCGAGTACCATTTCGCCCAGTCGCTGTTGAGCCCTCTCGAATCGGGGCGGATATGCCGACAAATCGATGTTAATATCAACCGTGACCATACCCTTGACGAAAGCCGTCTTACCGGAAATGACCCAGTTAGGCATCACTTCACCCCGATTTCAAAATGAGGAATGAGACTGTAAAAATTAACCGATATTATAGAATAAATGTTATCCTGTGTGCTGTTGATTTCATCGTAGAACCCCGCCTCGTAGTCATCGTCATTGATAGGCTCTGTACTTCCGTATTCACCTATCATGATAAAGTCCTGCTGAGGCTGAAATGTAACAGCATCTGCCCCATCTGCAAGTTTTTCGTATGCCTTGGGGGTGACATACGGTAACTGCGTATCGTCTACGCTGAGTATCTTACTGCTGTTGGTGTTAATGAGTATCTGTCCACCGTCTGAACTGGTATTGCCGTTAAGTGCCGTTGCATTGGCACCCTGTACAATACCCACCGCATCAACGCCATGCAGTACATGAGGGTAGTAATACCCTTTATGGAAGTTGAAAAGCGTTATTGTATCGCTGAACAATTACTCCACCCCCGCATACAGCAAGTTTACTCCGTTTGCATCAGGGATATTGGCAAGGTAACGCTCCGCCTCATAGCGAATGTAGTTATCCTGTGCCGTTGGGTTACTTGCCGCCGCAGAGTATACCGAAGCCGTGCCGCCTGTGGCGTAGGATATTGATTCCTTGCCGCTACTCATTGAAGCGATAGCCCCTGTAACCTTACCGTCAGCATTAACCAGTGCCGCGCCTGCTCTGCGCTGCGCATCGATAAAGTAGAGAGCATCGGCGACCGCACACACAGCCTTTTTTACCTTTACATCGTCAGCCTCTGCTGTAGGATATGCTGTCTCTAATCTGCGGTATGTGATCGTGTCCACATAGTCTGATGCTCTATCGAGCCACTTAACAGCGTTACTACTTGTCAGAGTGTCGCCGTGGTATGTATCTGTATAAAAGCTATAATCTGCATACATCGCCGTGCTCTCCTTTACTTACTTTTTACCCTTAGCGGGCTTTGTGGGCTCTGCTGTTTCAGCTGTGAGCTGTTCCTCAGCTGTCTCAACAGGCTTGGTATCTTCCACCTTATCAGGCTTAACGCCTGCCTTAGTGGGCTTGTAGGGCTCATACAGCTTACTCTGCTTGTAGAGCTCTATAACGTCCTTGTTAACAGGTTTCAGGATAGCTCCTGTCCTCTTATTGATGAAAAGCATCTGAATGCCTCCTATTCAGCTGTAAGTGGTGCCTGCATGGTAAGGTATACTGTGCGGGTAGGCGGAGTTGCAGGCGGTTCATACTCAACGTATACATCAGGCTGTTTCAGCCATTCAGCAATTACGAATTCGTTAGTCGATTCGACTACCGCACCTGTCAAGAGGTTTTTAAACGTCATTGTCACCCGCTCCTTACTTAGCCGTTATCCTGAGGCTCAGTGAAGTCTGCACCGAAGATCAGATCGGGAGTAACAGCTTTAGTACCGTAGTGGTAGAACAGCTCAACAGCGATAGCCTCAGACAGAGGAATCTTTTCAGCTGTGTACTGGTCCATCATAACAGGCTGTGCAACTGCACCCTTTACCATCAGCAGGATATCACAGCCAACAGGCAGTCTGGTAGAAGAATCTACCTCTACGCCGTGCCATGCAAAGAACTCGCCTGCGGCAGTGTCTACGTTTGCTCTCTGGCACTTGTCGAGGTTGTTTCTGATCTTGCCGTAGTACTCGGTGGAGAGTACGAGGGACATCATGTCACGAGGCACACCGTCAACGAAGTCATTGTGCGTGTTCTCGCATTCCTGAATAACCTTTTCAAGAATGTCAGCAACATCTGTCAGACCGTACACGTTTACTGCTGTTGCATTGGTGTTAGCCTCTGCGAAAAACGCACGGTCAAGTGCTGTTGCTACTGTCAGCACGTGGTTGTTAGCTCTTCTGTTCAGAACATCGTCAACAGAATACAGTCTAACGTCCTTAGCTTCCAGTTCCTCAACGATTTCCTTGTCCTGATCGATAGCCACAGTAACAGGCTTAGCCTTTACAGCATCGCCCTTGCCTGCGGTTCTTGCAGAGCCATAAGATGCAGAGGTAGCGTTTGTGAAACGTCTGCACTCTACAGTACCCGATACAGGGTCACCGCTGAGCTCCTGATTCTTAAGCTTATAGCTGAGGGTTGCTTTCTGAATGTTCTCGATAACAACGCCGCTCAGTTCAGCCAGATAGTCATTAGCCGCGGGAGAGCTACCGTCAATGAGAATGTTGAGAGATTCGATCTTTGCCATATTATCATTTCCTTTCGGTTAGGTCTTACCAAACCTTGGGAATGTCCTTTTTAGTGTCCTCGCCCTGAGGCTTAGTCTGACCGAGGGGAGCCACGAAAGAGGGTGCATCTCCTTCAAGTTTGGTCTGCTTGTCGGCTTTCGCCTTTTCGTCAGCTGTCTGGTACAGTGTCGAATCCTTAGCCTTTGCCGCTTTCATGAAGTCATCGAAACCGAAGAAAGTATTATCTTTCCAAGTCAAGCCGCTGTCCGCAGACATGAGCTCGTTCGTGAGAGCGGTTCTCGCATAAGGGGAGGTAACACCGTATTCGTCAAGCTTCTTTGTTATCCAGTCGCGCTGATCGCGTGCAGTTATCTGAGCCTTGTAGTTAGTCTCAGCATCTTCTGCCTGCTTTTTATACTTCTGGATTTCCGCCTGCATAGATTCGGGAGTGAGATCGCCGAACTTGCCGAGCGTGTCATTTGCCGCACTAAGCTGTGTGCTGAGGTTGTCGCGTTCTGCTGTGATATCGCCGTTACTCTTGGTGAGATCAGCTATCTGCTGCTGTAAAGGTGTGATATCCTTACCATGCAGTGCAAAAACGCTCTTTACCTGTTCATCTGTAAGTCCCAGTGCTGTTAATTCTTCCGTTTTCATATCGGAAATACCTCCTTGAATATCGTTAGGCTTTTTCGGACGTTGCCGTGTCCTGATATTTGCTATGTTTAGGCTCATAGCCGCCAATAGTGGACTGTATAGGAATCGAACCTATGACTGGTCGGCTTTTGTTTGCCGCTGCTCTCCCTGCTGAGCTAACAGTCCGTATCACCTACTCAGGGAGACCCTTTTCGGTGATTAGAGAGGGTGAAAAGATATATCAGGCTCCGCGCCCTAACTCTTGCCAGAGCGCATGAGACGTGAATACTTAGCATTTTCAAGTCTATCATATTGCTTTTTCAAGTTGTGGCTCTTGCAAAAATCATCGTACTGCTTCATGTGCTTCTTAAGCAGCGCAAGTGATTTATCGTAGTCCGCCTGATAGACTTCCTTTTCGCCTGCGGGGCAGTCCTTAAGTGCTGTATCCCTGCCGACTAAATCAGCCTTGTCATGCCTTATCTTGCGTTCCAAGGCGCGTTGTTTCTGTGATAGATCGTAGGCTTCTTTGTTTTCCTCAGAATCAAATTTCTCGTAAGGATTGAAGCCGATAACACCGGGACCGAAACTGTGTCTACAGTTCCACCCGCACAAGCCCTCACCTGAGCCGTAGCCGCACACATCGAAGTTCGGAAGACCCTCGGTCTTGCCTGTTCTCGAATATAGTTTAGCCTGCCACCAGAAGTGATTGCTTGGGTTATGACCGCCGTCACCATATCGAGCACCTAAGTGTCCGGATACCTGAATGATATCGTGGTCGTTATCTATCATACCTTGCAGTGATATGTTGCCGCACGCCTGCGCTGTGCCTGTCCTCACTGCTCTTAAGGTCGCTACCTCTATCGTGTCTTTGTGGTACACGAACTGACCGTTAGGAGCATCACCGTAGGTGATCGTAAGCTGTGTTTTACACAGTTCATCGACCGCCTGCCTTACTGCTTCCTGATAGGACGTAGCACCTGTTACAGTCTTCATGTGAGCCGCATCGAGTATGCGAATGAAACGCTGTTGTGAGGAATGAGCCGTAGTCCTTGTGAGGTTGTGAAACGTGCCGTAAGTCCTCTGCATCGTGTCCTGCATGATCTGAACCATGCGCGGCAGTTGATTGATGGGGAGTGTCTTCTTGCCTGCCTTTTCGTAGATAGCGCGGTCAGCGTTCCATGCTGTTATGCCTGCATCTTCAAAGATATAGGCTATCTCCCTATCAGCTTTACCTGTCCACTTAGCTAACTTGGCTTGTACAGCTTCATAGTGGGCGTTAGCTTCTCTTAGCAGTTCTATCTGCCATATATCACTTTGAGAGAGCTTGAAAGGGTCTCCGTGTCTCAGACGAGCCATGAGACGATGTACAATATCTTTCAGAATGAACGTGTTCAGATCATCTATGAGGGGTTGCATAGGCTCGATAAGAGCATCTATTTCCTCAGGAGTGAGCACTAATCATCACCACCCGCGGATAGTGACTGCTGAAATAGCATCTGTTCGGCATCAGCTATCTGTGCCTCTGCTATCATAGCCTTTGCTTCTTCCTCGGACATCTTCTCGAACTTGACGAAGTACAGCCACTTAGGAATCCACCCTTGCATAGCATACAGCCGCCAGTTCGCCTTGTCTTCCTCATAGGAGTATGTGATATCACCGAAAGCGAAAGTCAACTCGTATTCGCCGAGAGGGCTGAGGTTCATTAGTGTAGCCAGTTTATCCGCGCCCTCGATTGCCTGTTCAAGTGCAGATTGCAGTGCATCTCGATCGTCTTTGATGGTCTGTATCGTGTCACGGTCGTCACTCTCAATCTGGGTAGCCGTTACCATGCCGCGCTGTCCATCGAGAACGAAAACGCCCTCGGAAAAACCACACTTAACGCCTGCCATTGACAGATTGAAGTTGATATCCTGTAATCTCTGCTCAGTAAGGAGCTTTGCAACGTGCTCCTTGATAGAACTGTTACCGCTGTCCTCTAAGCCGATACCTAACTGCTGAACGAAACGAGGGAGCTTGATATGCCTGTTGTCAGCACTACGCTTTATTGTCTGACCGATAAAGGTCATGTGCTTGGAATCCTCTATTTCATCGTCCTTACGGCTGATAGCTATGTCTATCGCTTTGAGCTCTGTTATTGCATTAGCGAATATCGACATACCCAGAGGTGAGCTATCATCTATCATGTTACTGCCCGGTACACGGAAGTAAGCAAAGAGCGGTTTTGTCAGTCCCTTGATGTAGGTATCGGGCTGTAAGTGCGCCCATGCTCTGACCTCTGTCAGCGGTACTGGTGTACCAAGTGTTGTGTTACCGCTGATATCTGTACCGTTCCTGTATGCCCTGTTGGTTACCTGATAGAGGGATTCGCCCTCTACGTCAACGAAACGATGATATTCAAGGCGGGTGTATGTGTTGCTACCCTCTACCGCCTGAACTGCGAAGATCGCGCCCACGATCTCCCTGTTACTGTTGACCTCTGTTACTCCGAAGTTACCCGGAAGAACAAAGTCCCAACTCTCACCGTTCCAACGAATCATCATGCCGCCCAGTCGGTCTGCCTCGCAGATCTTCTCGGGGAGCCGCTTGATAAGATCGTCAACTATGTTCTGCAAGAATTCAACCCTTGCAGAACTGCCGCTAACATTGATACCTATGTCAAGAGTTGTAAGCTTGGCGCGGGTGTCAGATATGAACTTAGCCATGTTGACGGTCTTTATACCGTCCTCACGATCTACCCAAGGGGCTTTACCCTTGGAAATATTATCCCATGTACTAAGTGCGTTCTGCATCTGCGCCGATGATATGAGCTTTACATTGAACTCGCGCCCGATATCTGCATTAGTAGCTCCGAACAAGTTGCCTAACCTCCCAAGCAAGCGCGTGAATATACTCATTTCATCACCGCCTTACTTATATCTCAAACATTAATTCATCACGTAGAACCGTATAGCAGAAATATCTCAGTTCGTCCATAGCGTGGTCATTTTCCTTGATAACCGTGTCAACGCTTGAATCTTCTTTCCATGAGTAGCTGTCAAACTCTTGGATAGTTGACTTGCAGCTGTCATGGAATGCAAGCACGCCTGCATTGAGATACTTAGTAACGGTCTGAATGCCGTTGATAACGTCATTAATGGCTTTTCGTACATCGTACTCGCCATACTTGACTATCGTTTCAACCATAGCCGCGGCAGATGGGTCAATGATGATGCACTCTATCGGATAGTCACCGATAAGCTCTTTGAGCATCTTGTAGTACCGTTCATTGTCCACGCGCTTTGCGGAGCCGCCGCGGTAGTATAGTTCTTTGATCTTGGTAGCTGTCTTTGCTGTCGGGTCGTAATCGTAAAGACCCGCCGCAAAGGGGTTAACTGTACCATAGTCCACAGCCACGAAATACCTGTGCCGCATACTGTATGCAGGCGCGGTATGTATAACGTGCTTGTCCCTGTCGAACATCGGGTATACAAGACCCTCTGCTCTCACCCAGAGCCCGAGGATATAACGGCGATAGAACACGCCTGTGTACATCTTCTCGTAACGCTCTTTTACCTCAGGTGCTAAGCTGAGGTTATCGTCCATCGTGAAGTGGAGATATAGCGCGTTCTTCTGTGTGCGCTTCTGAATCCATTCAAGGTAGAACCAGTGAGAGGGATTCTCGGGGTTACAGTTGAACCAGAACTTAGACCCTGTTATTGAGCATCGAGCCAAAGCCTGCTCAACAAATGACCTAGTCATGAGGGCTACTTCATCGAAAAATACGCCTGCAAGGGTCATACCTTGAATCAGTGAATAACTGCTTTCGTCCTTACCGCCGAAGAGGTAGTAAGTGTTGACGTGACCGCCGCCCGAAACAATGATCTTGTTTTCAGTCCTGCGCTCCACGATGGTGTATATTCCCTCTAACCAGAGCGGCAGATGGGATATAACATTTCGCCTGAGTGCTTCAATGGTCTTTCCGCAGATGGCGAAATCCTGATTGTTGAATCGTGTCATGCTCCAATTGATGAAGCCGATTGACATTGACAGCGTTTTACCTGAACGGATTGAACCGTCACAGATAATTGCATCATGGTTCCTCAGGTTCGGACGATTCCACCAAGTCAACGTCAGATTCTGACGTTTCCCGAATTTCTGGAATATCATCTACGTCCACCTCCTGAGAACTGCTTTGCTCGATCATAGCGAAGAGGTTATTTTCTTTATCCTCTGTCTTTGCCGTGTCGAGCTCTCCGATGGAGTTGAGATACAAGGCTATAGCCTGCGTGTTGCCTGTCTGAGCCATTTTCACCAGAGCATCAGCTATCTGGAATTTTTGTGTTAGCTCTTCCTCGGGCACTCCTAACTTTTTCAGACGGTTTCTAACTCTGCCGTCCTTGATAGGTAAGCCCGAATACAGCAAAAGCAAATCAGCCATAGCCTGCCGCTTCTTGCGTGCCTCAGCGCAAGCCTTGCCGCCTGCGGACTGTATAGCGCGGGCCTGCTCTTTCGGCATATCCAGAAATGACTTAAGGTTCTTGTTCTGGGGTCTGTACTTTGCTTTTTCGCCCACGCTTTACACCTCCTTGCTCGTGTGCTTAGTCGAAGAATGACAGTTGAACACCGTACACGTTGGGGTCGGGTACCGGCTTAACTTTCTTGGAGCCTGTTGGTTTTGTTCCGCCCTTAGCCACAGCCTTGGCTTTCTCGGGAGTGTAAGTGTACGTGTATCCGTATTTCTTCTGGTGGTCTTTCAACCACTTGTCTACTGCATCGTTATAGTCTTTGCCTTTGAGGTAGGCACCTTTAACGCCGCGGACAAACGCCTCGGGGTTGAAGTGCTGACCTTTGGTGAATATGTAGTCGCCTGCATACTTAGCAGTCTCGGGTGTACGTCCTGTTCTGGTACTGCTTGCCACGATACCCGCTGAGGGCTCCATAGCTGTTGCTATCAGATCGGCTCCCGAGAACTGCGGCCACCCTGCCGCAGGGTGATTGTGGAAAACGTGTTCACCTTTGCCGCCTGCTATCTGTACAGCACCTGCGGTACCGTGAACGTAACGTGTGATAAATCCGTTAGCATCAATTGTTACGCCGCTCTCGAATTCATCATTGACGTGTGCATTTCGGAAAGCTTCAAGGCTCTTTTCAAAGCTTGTCTCATTTCCGAACTTAGCATTGAATCGTGCGGGAAGATCGTTTCCGCTGAATCCGCTTCCTGCTCCTGCACCGCCGCCCATCGGTATACCTCGGTGGGTGTATGCGTCCATTCCGCTACTACTGCCGCGCCCACCTTGTAAGGTGACCCGCGGGATAGCTGTCCACGTTGATATGATATCGGCTATGGTCGCATCACCTATGCGGTAGCTCATAGCCTCGTCAAAGTCTTTGAATTCTGCTATCACTTCATCAGCTGTGATGTTGTATAGCTTCAAGGGTCGGCGGAAAAGTATGAGATTGTTCTTGATGAACACGCCGCCGCGCTGCTTGAATTCATGTCTGAATGTGTTTATCTGCACTAAGTTTTCGCCGTCCTATGTTTTTCCTGAAAAGCGGGTATCCGCTCAATCCTGCTATCGTTACAGTCATGAGGGATAAGTCCGTATAAATAAATCTTGGTAGGCTCCAAGCGTTTCAGCATTTCATCAAAGCCGAGCTTGAAAAGCCTCTTGCTGTCCTCGTTCGCCTGAGTACCGACCGAGGATATGATAACGCTCCCGCCCTTGGGCTCTCCATCGAAGCACCAGTCAAGGCTATCCTCATTCGACCATGCGATTGTAGGAATTACCTTGACACCGTGCAATTGGAGGTACGCGCCTATCCAGTGTTTGCGGTAATGGTTGTATATCTGGATTGCAGGCGGGAAGTCTGTATAAAGCGAGAAGTCGGGTGTGCATACTGCCTTGAATCTGCTCAGCAGTTGCACATAAGCATCGGGGTTAGTCCATATCCGCATGAACTGGTAATCGTCAACGAAGAAGTGCAGGGCTTTGTCTGATGGATTCTTGCAGCTCTTAGCGTAGTTGAATCCAACGAACAAATCCGCTCTTGCATCGTCCTTGTGCAGTATCGGGATACCGTATGCACCCGCGCCCTCGAATATTGCTTTGTTCAGGTTCTCGTAGTTGCGCTGTTGTCGGTACATTACTTCTCGTTTGTACCAAGTACTCCGCGCTGTGCTCTGTCGGTTACTCTCTTGTTCAGCCACATGAGGGCTTCCTCGATGTGGGTCAACGCGCAGGCGTTCTCTCTGCAAGCAAAGTCACCAGACTGGAAACCTTTGAGCCTGTCACGGACGATCTCCAACAGATCAGTGTCAAGTACGCCTGATATGCTCTTGGGGTCATTTCTGGGGCCGTTCTGGAAAGATATCTCAACAGGGATAGCCACGTCAAGTTCTTCCGTAGGCAGTAACACCAAGTACTCATGACTTGCGTTTCCTATGCCGGGCTCGTCTACTGCGTATACCTCGTTGAGGTTATTGTCTTTCTGAATGCGAATCAGCTTTCTATTTTCCATGTGAACACCCTCCGAATAATGCAGAGGGGCGGCTATGGTGCCGCCCTCTCGTTGTTGATATTGTTGGTCGCCCCCTCGCAGAATCGAACTGCGACAAACTACCAAGTGAGGGGATATCCCGCACGAGGTCGCCAGATCGTGCGGGTTGAAAGGAGAATCGAAGAACTTGACAATGGGAGAAGGTCAGAACCACCGTCAGTAATGCATGAGAAAAATATGAAACCCTGTAGCACTACGGCGGCATTGTCCGGCACATTAAGCCGGAGGCATACTCAATGCACCTACCGCCTGTAGTATCTACAAGTATATGATACCACAAGATATGGGGGTTGTCAATACCTTGACCACAAGATATGGGGGTCACTCGGCGATTTAACCAAGTTTGACCCCCATATCTAGTGATTATCACGATAAATTGCTGTTCTTTACTGCCTGCAAGCGTACTCGGAGCGCGTTCAACAGGCTTTCTTGTGTTGCATCTTTGTTATGCAGAGCCGTTATTACGTCTTCATCTGCGCCGCCCTTGACTATCAGGTGATGAATAATAACCGGGTGTGTCTGACCCTGCCTGTGCAGTCTCTTGTTCGTCTGCTGATACAGTTCGAGGCTCCATGTCAGACCAAACCAGATAATGTGGTGACCGCCTGCCTGTAAGTTCAGACCATAGCCACATGATGCAGGCTGTACAAGCATGAGGTCTATTTTACCATCGTTCCAGTCCTGCTTCTGCTGTTCGCCTGCATAGACTTCCACGCGCCGCCCTGTCTTCCTGAGGGCTTGCAGGAGCCTGTCCCTGTCGTGCTTGAAATTATAGCAGATGATCGCGTGTTCGTCTCCAAGCTGTTCCACAGTCTCCAAGAGTGCATCGATCTTGCAGGACTGCAACTCTATCACCTTGCCGTCTTCGTCATACACCGCGCCGTTGCATAGCTGTAGGAGCTTATTGGAAAGAACTGCCGCCGTTCCTGCCGTGATCGTGCTTTCGTCAACCTCAATGAGCATATCGCGCTCCAAGCGTTTGTATGCAATAGCCGCCTGCTTGTCAAGCATAACAGGTATATCGTTGTACATAAGCTCCGGTAACGAGAGATAGTCAGCTGAGCGCATGGATATGCAGATATCAGATATCCGCTGATAGATCGCAGCATCTGCACCCTCTTTCGGAGCATAAGAGAAAATGACCTGAGCATTTCTCTTGTCGGGTGTGAAGTACGCATCACGATATGCGGTAATGGTCTTGCCTAACCTCTGGCCGCCGTCCAGTAAGTATATCTGAGCCCATAAGTCCATGAGGGACTTCGGCGAGGGCGTACCTGTCAACAGCACCATGCGGTTGATGCGGGAGCGTACAAGCTTAAGAGCCTTGAAGCGTTTCGCCTGATGGTTCTTGAAGCTTGACGATTCATCGAGCACAACCATGTCAAAAGGCCAAGCGTGCTTGTAGTACTCGACCAACCACTGTGTGTTCTCTCGGTTTATCAGGTAGATATCCGCGGGAGTATTGAGCGCGGCTATGCGTTCAGCCTGAGTACCCATCACGAAAGAGAACCGTAAATCGCTAAACTCAGACCACGCTGCCGCCTCGGTGTGCCATGTGGATTCAGCTACTTTCTTCGGTGCTACGATAAGACACTTGATAATTTGCAAATAATGATACTTCAACCGCTTTACTGCATCGAGTGTTATAGCTGTCTTACCAAGTCCCATTTCGAGGAACAGTCCGATGTTCGGTGTATCGATTATCCGATCTCGACAATAGGCTTGGTAGTTATGCGGTACAAAGTGCTTAGGACTTCCCATGTTCATCACACACCTCTCTCACAAACTCCATCGCCTGCTCCATGCCAATGACCACACGCACATCAACACCCAAGTGTCTTAGCTTCTTGTGGATATACTTCTGACGTGGTGACACGATACCGCCCTCACGTTTCAGCTCAACAAATATGATCCTGCCATGCGGCAAAATACAAATCCTGTCCGGCACCCCACTAACTGACGGACTTACAAACTTGATGAAGATCGCTCCATGCAGTTTCAGCTTCTGCCGCATTTTGTTCTCGATTTCTGATTCAACAATATTCACCTTGAAAATTACCTCCAAAATTCTATCAAAAACACGGTTACAAAAAAATTTGCTATATATTCCCCTATATATGCGTATATGGCGTATACGCGCCCATAACATATATATTTTAACTCTATTATATATATTTTTGTAACTTTGTAACCTGTATATAGAAAACCGCGTATTATAGGGATTTTTTACGGTTACAAACTTGGTTACAAATGTATATTTTCGTTTGTAACTTTGTAACTGAAATTTGCCGCGGTTACACTTGTTTGTAACCAAGTTTGTAACCACGGTCAATAACACTATTTTGCTCTCCGCGCTTGGGTAGCATCACCGCTCCGCTTTGGTTAGCGCATTCCGCCTGTGGCACCTCTGCAAGCCATACGGTCCGCACTTCATCGGCTCAGTTGTGTTGCTCCACCCATCACACACCTTGAAAACTGCGTTGATCTCTCTAACGTCCGCCTGCTTCATGTACTTGGGGTCAGCATTGAAGCACTCCACCCATATCTCCATAGCTGATATCCTGTCACGCTCAACGAGCTTAATATCTCCGTCACCGTCTGCCCTCTCCTGTGTAGCCATTGAGCCCCACCACATACGCCTTTGATCTAGCGTGTACTTCTGCCAGTTCTCAGGAACAAGCCTGCTGATGAACTCTCTTATAATACCCTCTTTGCCTGATTCTTCTTTGTGCTCTGCCTGCTTATCGCGTGCAAGCTGTTCAAGTGCCTCATTTAAGAACAGCGGTTCGCCTGCTACCCAGTATGCACGAGCTTCCGCCCATATCTGAGTTATCACCGCATCGGTAAGGTCAGTAAATGGGCTCTTGGTCTTGCGGTCACGATCGCAGTCAACAGGCCAGAACCTGCGCTCGCCTGTGGGGTCTCTCAGGAATTCATCATCGTTGGTCGAGCCGAAGAATACACACTTGCGCTGACGTTCTTCTGCATTACGCGCGTAAGCCGCACGGAAGATATCAGAGTTAAGGGAAAGGAACTGCTTGATACGTGAGCTCTCCGACTTTCTGAATGCTCCGAGCTCAGATATCTCTACGAGCCATA